TTCTATTGTTCCGTCACTGTTTATTTTTAAAGTTTTATTTTGTGATTGTAAAAATGTTGGCATTCCTGGTGCACCTCTCAATTTTACTGATATTTTCCACTTATCATCATCCGATTGAACATTTCCACCCACTATAAATCCTAAAAATGTATCATAATCTCCTAAACTATCAATCCTTCTTTGGTGTAAGTTATTACCATTTAAATTACGGTCTGCAGCAGCTGCTAAAATTTCTGCAGTGCCAATGTTTGGCATTTTTTGCGATATTCCCTCATTACTATTCCACCCATATTCAATACATAAAGAATATCCAGGCTCTAAAAAATATCTTTGCATTAACTCCATTTGTTCCAATGAAAAGCATTCTAGTGATAGAGTACATTCTCTTGAAATTTGGTCCTTACCTTCTTTTATTTGTAAACCAGTTATACCAGGAGAAGGTCTTAACGGTCCACCTGATGATATAAGAGCTGCACCACCCCAAGTATTACCAAAAGTTCCACCACTTACTGAATTTCCATATACAAACCCAGCATTATTAGTTGTAGATGGATTAAATGTACCATAATTCATATTAGATGATATAATCAATCCTTCCGCAGCTCCGGTTTTTGCACCAGAAAATACTCTAATCCAACAAACTCGCTGAGAAGCATTTAAGCCGGCTTTTGTTCCAAATTTAAGATTGTTTGCAATCTTAGAGTCAATGTTAGATAATTGTGGAAATGTACTCATTTATAAATTATGATTGTGTAAATGCTCCTGCTATTTCAATATAATTCGCAGGTATTCTTAAAATAGTTCCTTCTTCAAATCCAATGTTTGCATCATGAATATTATTGGATGTTGCTATAATCCACCAATATCTCGAATCTCCATAAAATTGATATGCCAAAGTGTCCAATCTATCACCGGTTTCCGTTGCTACAAAGGTATCTTGGTCAGATGGTGGGATATTCGGATATATTTTTGACCTATATACCTGTCTACCATCAAAAGTCTTTTTAATTTTATTATTTAAATATCTACTTTGCATTTATTTTTATCCTTTTAATAATCTTGTTAAATTTTCACTTATATAGTCTTTCTCATATTGAATTAATTGAGCTTCTGTTAATTTACCTTTATTATTATTATTTGTACCATTATTTGTAACCATAACACCATTTCTCCAACTTGATATAATTTTATTGTCTCCTTTTTTAAGTACATACAATTTAAATCCTTTATATTCTTCTATGAACTTACCTTTTTGTGGGTCATCAGGTATAGGTTTTGTTGGTTGTGCACCTTGTTCGGTTTTTGTATTTCCTTTTGCTTTTATTTCTGCTTTAGCGTCTGTACCAATTTGTGTAGTTATCTTTTTTGATTGGCCAGGATTATTTATTTTCGCAGAAACGTTAGTTATATTTTCTTTTGATAAAGTTGTATTAAATGTAGCTTCTCCTTGTGATACACTATTTTTAGTATTTGCATCAGATGTAATTTCTGCTGATTTGCCCGGACTCTCAGTAGTTCTTTTTCCTTGTCTTGGTAATTTATCAAATCCATATAAATAACCATGTTGTGTACTACTTTTTGATTCTACTAGATTCAATGTTACACTTACATCAATAATTTTAGGTAATTTATAATTATTTAATGTTGTAGACTCTCCGTTTATTGTAAATTCTTCATTATCAGCCATTCCCATACCACCAGTAGGTCCCACTTCCCAAGTCCCATTATCATCAACCGTGTATGATAATTGTGAAATATAACATTCTTTATTTTTATATAAATTACCAATCGTAACTTTAAGAAATGGTGCTATCACAGCTATTGCCTTTGCATATGCTTGTGGGTATGCTAATGAAGTTAAAAAGTTTAATCTTTGCCAAGCTGCTATATGTTGTAATGGTGTAGTTGAATATACTTTAAAATTAAAAGATACGCTTCTTTCTATACCCGTATAAGTCCAATATGGAAATGGTGAACCAATAAATTTAGCTGAATCCCAAGTTGGTGTTGTGGTTTCTGTAAGTCCAGACAAAGTTGCTCTAAAGTTTACAGATTCACCTTTTGCAATTGATGTAAATTTTAAAGTTATAAAATCATAATCATCCAACGTATCACTTCCTACTTTTAATGAATCACCTTTATATTGTACATTTTCATTTAAGAAATCGGATTTATCATTACTATTAATACCATATTTTGTTGATAAACTTACTTTAGGAGTTTGTCCATCTTTCAATGATGAATATGTAGTAATACCAACGGCTCCTCTAGTTGCTGATGTTCCGCTTGTATTTAGTGTTGCCGTTGCTGCATTTAGTGCTTCCAATTTTGATGATAAATCATTTCTTAATTTAATATCATCTTGAGTTTCATCAACCGTATCAGAATATTTTGTTGCTCCATCATGTTTTGATTCAACGCCAGCTGCTATTGCTTTATCATCCTTTGCTGCTAACTTTTGTTGTCCTTCTTTTCTACCTTGTTCTAATTTTGTAGTTGCTTCTTTTTTTGTAGAATCTAAAGTTTCTTTAACTGATGCAAATGGATTTTTAACTGGTAATGTTTTACCAGCAATAGATAAATCCGCTGGCGCTTCAGGTACACCTGGTTTAGCTACAGCTGCCCCTTTTGATTTTTCCGCATCATTTGATACATTTATTGAATCAAGTTTTGATGATAAATCATTTCTTAATTTAATATCAGTTGATTTTGCATCTATTGTAGATGAATAAGTAATCTTAGCATCTTTAGCTCCTGCAGTTGTATTTTTCTTGGTATCACCTACTTTTGTTTTACCATCTGATATTGCTTGCTGTCCTTGCTTTTGTGCACCTGCTAATTTAAGTTTACCATCAGCCGTTGCTGTTTTAAATTTATCACTAACATTTGATAATAATCCGCCAGGATTAGGAATATCCAATCCTTTTGATTTTGGTACTAACTCATCTATTTTTTTATTAACTGAACTTCCTCCACCAGCTGCTTTTGTTTCTTGTGCAACTAAAATTGATGAAAGGTCATTTCTTTTAAAATAATCTTCATCATTTGGAGATATTGTATCTGAATATTTTCCAGAACTATCATATTGTACTTCTGCTGCACTTTTACCGGCTAAGTTTTGAGCTCCCTGCTTAGGCGCTCCAAATAATTTTTTCTTTACTACACCTTTAAGTAAATCTATACCAGCTCCCAATAATTGATTACCAATTTGTTTAGGAGTACCGTGTGCACTATTTTTTAAAACTTGGCCAACTAAATTACCCTTTGAATCTCCTTTAATTTTAGCAAGGGTAATCATTGTATCAGGCTCTTTACCTGCTTTAAAATCCGAGTTTAATGAAATCTTTGTTGGTATAGTTGATTCAGGAAAAGCAATACCTAATTTACCTGCAATTTTTAATCCAACATTTTCTGCTTTTTTAAGAAAGTTACCAACAATTCCAGCATCTTGAGGATTATTTGAATTAACACTATCTTTCATTATTTCAACTAATCTAGTTGATTTTTTTTGAAATCTAAATATATCAGTACCATACACTAATGGTGCTGATAATGTATTTAATATTCGCAAACCACTCGTTTCTTCTTCTAATCTAGTTTCACCTTTTGTTTTTGATATTTTTCTTCTAATTGCCGTTGCTGCTTTAAAAGATGGTTCTAACAATACCGTAGTGTTTGCGCTTATAGGCAATTCTTTACTATTGCGGATATCATATTTTTGCTCCGCTGTCTTACCATCGGCTAACACTTTGGTCTTAAATAATTCTTCTATTGTCTTACCCATCGTTATCTTTTACCATATGAATTTGAACTACCCTTATCAACTATTGCTGATACTCTTGATGTAACTTTTTGTCCATCCATATGAACAGATATTTTACCAGCATTTAAATCTGCTCTTAAACCTTTTATTTCATCAATCAATTCTGCGGTACTATCTTTCTTTCCCCCACCATCTGCTCCACCACCTCCAAATAAAACTGATAATCCGCCTAATGCCATCAAAACAGGAAGTGCAAGTAAACCACTAATAGCAACTAATGCCAATGCACCTGCTAACATAGTTAATGCTCCTGCTAATCCTAATATCGGCATGAAATCAATTTGAGATACTGCGGATACTTGTTCTAATATACCAGGTAGAGAGCCGGATATTGCTGAAAATCCAGCACCAACCATAACTAAACCAGCACCTAATACCATCAATGCCACTCCTAATCCAGCTAATGCTAATAAACCAGCTCCAAATACTAATGCACCAACCCCAGTAAACATTAATGCACCTAATGCAAATACAGCTGCTCCAAATATTACCAATCCAGCTGCAGCTGCTAATACCGAACCAATATCTAATCCTGCTATCAAACTCATAGCAAATGCGAATGGAATTAATGCAACTCCCAATATTGCTACTGCGATAGCTCCTTTAATCATTTCACTTTGAGCCTTTCCTAATATATAAGCAATTGTTGCCAAACCAACTAATCCAACCAATCCCTTAGCAACAGATTCCCATTGTACGGTAGCAAACTCTTGGAATGCTTTAGCAGATACCCAAAGTGCTGCTGCTAATATTAATAATGCCGCTGCTCCTTTAATTAAATCACCTGCTTTTATTTTTCCAAATTTATTTGCTTGGTCAGCTCCGCCACCTCCAGCTGCAGGAGTTGCGGCTGTGGCTGGTGTTTTACCTGCCATAGATGCGTTTCGTTGTGCAAGTAATTCTTTTCCTTTTGAAAAACTACCACCAGCAAACTGAGATGCTGATTCAGCAGGTCCACCCTTACCAAACATACCCATCACTTTACTAGCACCAGCCTTTACTAAATTTTTAACAAATTCAGCTGAAGATTTCACCATTCCACCGGTTGCGGTATTTAATGCACTTAATCCAGTTCCCATCTGCCCAACTGCAATTAAACTACTACCAAATCCAGTTACTATTTTACCCAATGGACCTGTTGCAATTGCTGTCAACGTTTCCTTCATAGTATCGAATTGAGATAGTTGAATACTACCATCTTCGTTTAACTTATCGGAATTAGCTGCCATCTTTTGGAACTCATCAACTGATAATCCTAATAATTCTGCTGCTTTTCTCTTTTGGAAAATATCCATTTTATTAAATGCCTCAATACCACCCAACTCATCTAATGTTGCTTTTACAGCTCCGGTCATATTTCCTTCATATGCTAAACCCCTTGCTCTATCTAAGTTAAGTTGCTTACCCATCATAGCTCCCAATTCCATCTCACTATTAATAGATGTTTCAAAATCTAAAAGTGAATCGGTTACTTTGGTCATCGAATCCATACTAACACCCATCTTAGCTGCTGCTACTGCTGCTTTAGCTATATTAATACCACCATTTTTACCATACTCAGCAAATGCTTTTGTTGAACCAGCCACATCCTTCATTAAAGAATCAATTGGAACACCAGCTGCCTTACCCATTGCTTTTGTAGTTGCTGCCATATCCATAGCAGTTGCGGCAGAACCTTCGTTCAATCTTGCAAAACTACCAACTACATTTGCAGCTTCAGCTCCACTAATGCCCATATTAGTGGCCATTAAATTTGTATTAAGCTGTGTTTGGAATGACACATCTTTTAATCCACCAAATTCTTTTGATAAACTTTTTGTTACTTCTTCTGCATCTTTAAATGCAAATCCTAAAGCAAATGATGATATTTGTGCAGAATCTACATATCCTCCAAAACTTCTAACACTCTTACCCCACTTATCCAATCCCATGCCAACGCCCATAACAGCAGCTCCCATAGCACCCATTAAATTGGATGTTAATAAACTAGCGGTTTCCAATATACCCCCAATCGTATCTTTTATACCATCATATACTTTTAGTTGTTTTTCTAAAAAATCTTTTTGAGCTTTAGTCATTTGACCATAACTCTTAGCCATTGTATTTTGTGCTTCTAAATTTTCAAGAATTTTTTTATCTTCTTCACTTATAGTACCTAACGTACTTTTAATATCATTGTATTCTTGAAGTAAAGCAGTTCTACCAGCTACATCATCCATTGATAGTTGTGCAATATCTCTATTGATATCAGCCATTTTATTTAATACCTCAGTTTGCTCAAGTGTTAATGTATTTGATGTGAGGGTATTTTTAATTCTTTCTCTTTCAAATTTATTTAGGTTTTGATATAAACCGCTTATACTATCTACTGATTTTTCAGCACTCTTAAGACCATCTAATCTTGCTTGGTTTAGTTTTTTAATTTCTTTTCCAGCATCTGATATTATTTTAGCTTGTGCTTGATGAGCCGCAGTCATATCTTGATTTAGACGTAACCCCTCTACATATAGACGATTTTGCTCCTCTTGAGCTCTTGATATAGTCAGTAAGGCTGCTGCTTTTTTATTTTCTAAATCGGCCATTTATTCAATTATTTTGAATACTTTTGTATTAGTTTATTAAGAGTATCGGTTTCTTTCTCTATTCTCTCCATAGTATCAATTACTTCTGGTGGTAATTTGTTTTGTTTTGCTTGCTCTAATGCTTTATTAATAGCGTTTGTCTTCAATCCATCAAAAAATGCATCAGTAAATTTTTTAGCTGCGCCGAATAATCCCTCTTTTATAGGTTGTTTTTCTTTAGACATAGTTTTATCCTTTTATATTGTATAAATATTCGATAATAAAAAAGTGAGGATTAACGCATCCTCACTTTAGATTTACTTTGAGCTTTTTTATATTCCTCAGCTTCTTTTTTCTTCATTTCAACTAATTTGCCGAAATAAAACCTTCTCAAATATACAGGCATATGGTAAACTTCAGACCAAGTAAATCCATTACTGAATTGAACCATTTCCCAAATTTGTGAATGCAATTGTATCCTATAATCAAGCGGTAGGGTAAAAAAAGTTAATCCCGAAGGGTATATCAAGCGCCTCCGTTTCACCAGTTATTTGTGATGTAAATTGGAATGTTAAATCCATATCAGGACTCATTTCCTTAACATGCTTTCTAAAAGCTTTAGTATCTTTTGCTAAAAATGAATTAATAACCCATCTATTGATGAATCCTCTATCAGTATTACCATCAACAGATTTAATCATATACTTCAATCTAGTTGTTACATCAAATTGACTTGATGAATTTTTATTTAATTTCTCTAAAGCCTGAGTTTCTTTTGTTATCTCTTGCTCATCACCATGTGTAAGCAATTTAAATTCAATTTCTTTACCATTTGAAGGTAATGTGAATTTATATGTGTTTTCCGAATTTAAAACATCAGTATCAACATCTTTTGTTTGTACTTTACCCAAATCAATAGTTACTTCTTGCTTTTCTAAAGTAAATGGGTCTGTCATTTCTATTTCATAATCAGCACCATATCCTAAAATACGAGTTGCCAATAAAATAGCGTTCTTGTCACCAATATAGATATCATTTGGATTTACACCAGGTTCAACTACAACTGATTCAAATAATTTATCCAAAACAATACCTTTTTTGATAAGATTTTGAGATGCAAGAATATCTTCTTCTCTTGCTGTCATATATTTGATTTCAATCGTACCCTTTCTTAGAGGATGTCCTTCAGGATACACTAGTCCTTGAGATGGTAATTCAATGGTTTCGGTTGGGAAATCATTTTGTTTTGGTGCTGTTTGCATTTGCACCTTAGTTGTATTTGTCATTTCTGCCATAACGTTGTTTATTTTGTTTGTATATATAAATACATAGAAATTAAAAAAATAGAAAGCATAAAAAAGGGGATTCTTTTGAAATCCCCTTATTTTTATTATTTTTAGATTAGAATTCTAAGATTGCGTAATCATAAGCCAATGTCAATTCGATTGTTGCTGGTTCGTTAGAATCGAATGCCAAATCTCCAAAGTTTGCTTGAGAGATAAATGCACCTTTCAACTTCCATTGTTCAATCTTATCACCAACTGGTCCTAATAGATAGAAATCAACATCTTTCTTATAGAAATCAGCGTATCCATCTCTACCAGTAATTGATTCATGTCCTAAACGAATCCACTCCATTACCGCTTGTGCTCCAGAAGGAACGATTGGGTCATAAAGAGTGATAGTGATATCTTGCCACTCACCTTTACCTTTCAACTTTCTCTTTACATTGATATGGTCTAAAGTTACGGTTTCAAATTGAATTGTAGGTCTATTTGCTGCCTTTACAAGATATGAAGGGATATTATCTATCTCCATCACATATCTATTTTTCATCTTCGGTTCGAAGTTCGTATAGAACATCTTATCAAACTCTAATATTTCTGCCATTTTTTATTCCTTTTATTTGTATTAATAAATATCTACTTTATTGATTTTCGTATTATGCGTTAAAACTTGCTCCAGTTGGTAAGATGTTGAAATCTATTACGATAAATTCCGCTGTCTTTGCCGGTTGTAAGAAAATTTGTCCTGCTAATATGTTTCTATCAATTACATCAGGTGTGTTATTACTTTCATCCATTACAACTCTGAAAGCGTATAAACCTTGTCTTTGTTGAACTGCCTCTAAGTAAGGGTTCACAGTGTTTAAGAATCTTTGACGAGTTGTAGAAGTATTTTGTTCAAACACTAAGAAACGAGATGTTGAAGCGATAAACTTCTTAAGAGTGATAAGTAATCTTCTAACATTGATTCTATCTAAAGCAGATGCCTTATCTTGCAATGTCTTCTGTCCGAATGCTACAATACCTTGTCCAGGGAATGCTGCAATTGGGTTTACTTTATTCTCATATAGAGTATCTCTTTCAGAATGTGTTAATCTATTCAACACACTAACTGCTCCAGTAATACCACCTCTATTC